CATTTTTAAACGGTCTGTAGCGGTCCATCTACCTTTAGTTTCAATAAACATTAATGTGCCGTTCTTTTTTGTGAACACAAAGTCGGGAGTATATTTTGCTTTACGCTCTGGTACTATATAATGTATAGTTTCTGTCTCGTATTTCAAATCATATTCAGTATTTTCTATCTGTTTCGATACAGTTAATTCTAAACCAGACTTATAACCGTATTTATATGCTTCGCTACGAGTTTTACTTCCCGCACTATGCCAATGATTCTTTTGTTTTGCCATTTTTATTGTAATTTAACACCATATGTGACTGATTCAATTACATCTTTAGTACCATCTTGTATTTTATATATCCGAGCTTTACCATCTAATTCCGGAGTTTCTTTAAAATTATAGAAGTTTAGCCAACCTGTTTTTTGTTTTTCAATAATATTGATATTATGTAATACATATTGAATAAATTTAATTGTTGCTGCATTTTCAGTCGATTCTACATTAGTTACAATATCCCTCGCCTGTCTTAAAGCCGGCGTATATTTGTCATTATACGCTTTATTAAGTTTATTCCAATAATCATTATAGATCATCTCTAATGCTTCTCCTGATTTACCACCAACCTCTTTTCCGAATTTATCATATAAGTTAATCGCACTTGTGCTAAATGTTTCTCCTAACTTATACGTATTGTTAATATTTGTTAGTATTATATTTAAATCATTCGATGCTGCGTTTACTAAGTCTTTTTTCTCTTCGGGTTTAGCATTTGCAAAAATCGTATCCATATTAGATTTAATAGTTTGTTTTTGTTTTGCGTTATATTTTTTTAATGTATCAACATCTGACCATTTCTTTGCACTTTTTGACTTAAGATAATATTTTCCGCCTTCTTTTTTATAATCCCATTCACCTTTACTAACCGTAACAGCTTTATTATTAACGACCACATCATCTCCTGGGCTAGTAGATGGAGTATCGGTTGATTTATTATATATATACTGACCAATTGTTAAATTATCGATTGCAGCAATTTTTTCCTTATATGTTGATAATCCTTTTCCTGGTTCGTAAATTATACTAGCTAACGGCGTAGTTTTTAGAATTCCTGATTTTGAAGTAAATGGTATGCTATAATAAATTCCATCTAGTTTAATATAATTAGTACCAGCTTTATTATTAGGATCACCGGGATCTGCTAATGGTTTTATTTCAGCTCCATCAGCGTCTTTAATTTTATTTAATCCGGCATACATTGTTACCATTTCAGTCTCCGTACGGTCCGGTAACGTATTAATATATGACGTTATCTCCGGAGTTAATACTTTAGCATTCACTTTCCATGCATTAGGATCGATTATCGTACTAGCGTCTTGATATGAATAAACTCCATTTTCTAGTTTATAGAAATAATACATATCGTTTTTATATATAGTACTACCAGATATTTTACTACTAATCTTCGAAACCGTTTGATCGATTGTTTGTTTAACTCGCTTAAACAACTGCCACTTTTTCTTTTCCTGAGCCTTTTCTGCTGCAGATGTTTCCTTAGCATTTAATTTTTGTTGTGCTTTTGCTATAGCATCAGTTAAATCTTTTTCATATTCATCGTACGCTGCTCGTAATTTTACAGATAATGATTTATATCCTGGTTGATGTACTTCATCCGTCCACCAAAATGCATTTTCTTTTTTAGGTTTTGACCAGTATGATTTAGTAGCTTCATTCCATGCGTATACATATCCACGCGTGCCAACATATTTACCAGGTAATATTGCTACGGGGTCTGGATTAAATTTAGCTTTAACAGCGTCACCTTTAGCAATTTGCTCTTTAATAAGAATGTCGATAATATTTCTTTTCATAATAATAAATATTTCTTTTTTATTTTATTGGTTGATCTAAATCGATTTGTATTAAAAAATTTAAATCCATATCACTACGTTTTTTTATTGGTTGTGCTAATTTTGCAACGGCCATCAATGATCCGGATGTATTATATAATCCTATAGTTGTTATATATGGAGAAAAATTACTACTCGAAGCAAATGTTTGGTATGATTCATTATCATCTTTTAATAATGATGAATTTAGTGACATATTGTATTGTCCGGCTGGTACACGTATTAATGCACTAAATTCATTTGTTTTCAATGTGCTTCGATAATATGCTTTATAACCTGGAATATTTATTATGTCTTTGTATAATGGATTTGGACTAGATATTACAACCATACCTTGATCATGAAACACATTTCCAACGATATTTGTTTGCAAACATGTACCGTTAGCGGAACGGTCTTTAAGTGCGTTTATATCACTAATATCCAAGCCTTTATTAAATATTCTTACTTCATCGAGATCTGCCGTTAGATTCGAGGAATTGGTGCTAAACCCGCCTATATACAATGGACTATTATTGTTAATATTTGAACTTCCATCATTAATCGTAGATTGTAATGCAAATGCTGGGTTAGATTGACTTGCAATATTAACGCCATTAACATGCACAAACATATTACTACCCGTTTTTTGGCATACTACATGATTCCATACACTCGCAGTTACAGACTGACTCACCATCATTTTTAATTCAGTACCAGCAGCTGCAGTAAATAAAATTTTATTAGTACTATTTAATTCTATTTTAAATGGATATTTAGTTGAATTTATAGAATCCAATTTACCTAATACTAATTTAGTATCTACATTGGTATTTGGTTTAATAAAAAACGAAATTGCATAATCAGTATTTCGAGAATATTCTCCATTAATTGATTGACTAATAAAACCAGCTCCGCTAAATCGAGCAGCATATCCAATAGTCTGGCTAGTTAATAATGAGCCTGTTACATTAATACCAGCAATATATGTTACATTTCTATAGTTATATTTAATTCTAGTAACATCAAAATATTCATTAAACCCTTCATAAAATACACATTTATTTACGATACTAGTTAAAGGAAAATTTATATCATACACATTACCATATTTATCATCTTTAAGATTAAAAATATACGGTGATGATGAAGCTGTAAATTCAAATGAAGTTGGTTTTATTTTTGCGCCAACTTTCGTGTTTGGAATTGAAAATATTGATGCACTTTGATATAAAAATTTTTGTACTCTATTAGTATCACTTGGTCCAAATGTATTAAACGGTTGGTCTTTTCTTTTATAAAATAACTGATTAACAGAAAAATAAGTAGTCACTTTTAATGAACCATCAATGTTTTTTGCAAATGTAAATCTAGAATCACCAATTAGTGGTTTACGTGTACTCGAATATATAGCAGTTAATGGTTTAATCGAACTCGATAAACTACCAGATGAAATATCCCATAATTTATTCGTAATAAACGGTTTATTATTTATATCATAACTGTTTATACTAGTATAGACTGTTGGGTAATTTGTGTCAATTAAATCTGAATTTGTGGTATTGTTTGGCATAATAGTAAAAACCCTTAGTTATATTAATAAATATACTAAGGGCTAAATAATGGATTAAAATTAAATTAGAAGTCTAGTTTAACTTGTATTAATGCTTCTTTACTAAAAGATTTCATAATTGGTTTACTAACTTTTGCTACTGCTAATAATTCATTATGATCATTATATAAACCAACAGTTGTGATATATGTTACTGGATCTTTTTTAAATGTAGTCTGTGATAAATCTCCATTACTACCTGTTACATATGATGGATTGTTTGAATAATTAAAATGTGGATTTTTTACTCTAACAAAGAAATGCGTACTAGTTATTTTTTCTTCATTCCTAGCATAAAATGCAAATTGATTATCTCGAACAGCATCTAAAACGGTACCGGATCCGGATATTGCTCTAAATAATGCAAAATGGTTATTTCCTTCTGAACTAGAACTAACATTCGTTTTAAATGCTACTTTTTGATCTAATACATTACCATCAATTATAATACAGCCAAAATCTGGATATACTGTTCCATAATAATGCGGAGCTGATGCATTAAATACAGTACCAGCTGACCCAGATACTAAATTAAATACTCTACCATATGTACCAATAGTCGGATTTAAATTTATAGTAGAATCATCCATTAATGTGATAACAGCGCCTGATGTTGTAACTGACCCAGTTGCATTAGCTACCCTAGAAGCTATTGTTTGTATTGGAATTTCTATAGTACCAACTCCTAAACGCTCTTTTATTCTATTACGTTTAAATGTAATTGCATAAATACTATCCGTTGAGCCAGATCCATTTGTAACAAACGAATCAGCTGTTGCTTCTAATAATACTTGTTTAAATTGTGAATATATAGCTCGCGATGGCGAATCATTTAACTCACCTTGGGAATCAGATCCACTACCTAATCTATGACCATATGCAATACTATATTGAACTAATGAATCTGTCGCAGTAGGCAATCCATTATAAACATCTACATAATATTGTTTTTGTGTAGTAGTTTGATAACTTGAAGAAAAATGTGTATCTAAATTAGCTAACCCATTACTCCAAACACCAGCTGTTACCTTTTCATTTTGTTGTTTTATAATATCTTCCGTTGCAAATTTACTGTATACAGTAGTTTGACCAATTGGTTGGTATTTTTGTTTAATTGAATTTATCATAATATTATATATTATTTCTTTTTTATTAGTTAATATATTAAGAAGGTATAACTGTTAATTTTTTTACTGTTACATTCAATGTAACACTACCACCAGTTTCATTTGCAATAATTGTAACGGTTGCTGTTTTATCAATATCTAAATCTGATTTTGCTACAACTTCAAATTCGTGACCTACTGCTGAAATAGACTGCGCATCTGAATTACTAGCTGGTAATTGTTGTGCAGCAACACCATCAACTGGAGTTTTTACGTTTAATCCTAATATAGTATTATCTGAAACGATTGCAGTGTAACCCATTGTAGTATTAGCACCCGCAATATTAATAGTTTGCGGTTTAATTGGATGTGTTTGTTTATCAGATAACGATACAGTTGTTGTACCAATATTAACAACTGGTATTTTTTGTGATCCTTTTGGTAATGTTACTAATTTTGAACGTAATGCTTGAGTTTCATCAGGTATTGCTTCCAATATTGGCATATTATCAATAATAACTCCATAATATGCTGTACCTAATGGGTGTAATGTATTCCATAATGTGTAATCAATTTCATCATCGCCTAATGCAAATTGAGTAATATTAAATTTACCTTCACCTTGTGCTAAAAGTTCTCTACCTTTAACTGTTAAAATTGCGTCAATTGTAACGCTCGAATTATCTAAATATCCCATAGTATCGTTTATTTTATTAATAAATATAATATAATGTTATTTTTCGGTTAATCTACCTGTGCATCCGGATGTA